GGAGCGCCTGTTTCGGCTTCCCCCCCGCCCTGCGGCCCCTCCGGATTCGCGTTTTAGGTAGGGGGGGATGCCGGCGACACCCGGCCCTGTGCGTCCACCGTCCAGCGCTTCGGCGTTTTCTTTTCGCGCTCTGCATCATGGCACTCTTTGCACAGCAGTTCGAGGTTTTCCCAGTTGAGTGTTATGCTCGGGTTGTTGATGTTCGCGCTGGTCAGCGGCACTTTGTGGTGTGTTTCCAGTGGCTGTTCTTTCGTGCCCGGGTTGATTATTCCCTTGGCAAGGCATTGCTCGCACAGGTTGCCTTTTGATTTCGCATACGCTGTCCTGCATCTGCGCCACGTCCAGGTGGTATAAAATTGTTCAACAGCCGGATCCTTGTTCATGCTAACCTCACAAGGTCAAACGGCTGACCGGCTCTGCACTTCCGGCCAGCCGCCCCGAATAAAGGAGACCCCTGACCATTTCTGGCAATACCATTAAATCATAAATTTTCTGTTGTGTTCTGCCGTGTTTGCTGTCTCTCGCTGATTAATCTCTCCGCGGCCATCACTGTGTGGTATACATGATCATCACTATAGTTCATGGCCCTGGCTATATCCCTGCATCCGATGCCTTGCATATATCTCATTTTCATGATTGTGCGCTGGATTTCATTCAGATAGCGCAGCTGCCCCCGCAGCTCTGCCCGCTGCTGCTTCAGCTCCCTTTCCGTGCTGGCGTGTTCATCCTTCAGGATCACAATGGCAATCGCGCCTTCTTCGACCTTTTTTGATGTGGTGCCGCCCCGGCTCCCTCCGCTCTTGCTCAGCGTTGTCGTGATCTTCGTTGCCTTGGCCTCCTCGCGGATGATCGCCCAGCGCAGACGCTCCTCCACCTTGATCAGCTGCCGCATCCTCCTGAAATCAATCATCGCCCGCGTTCCTCCCTGCGTTTTCTCATGACGCACCTGATGTACACACCTTCGGCTACGTCGCTCCGGTAAACCGTGCACTTCACGAACCGATAACTACGATACAGCCGTTCCATGATCTCCTTGGCCTCGTTCTCAATTCCCCGGCTTATGTCCTGGATCCACCGGTTGCTGCCTTTGCAGTTCGTAGTTCTGAACTTTGGCTCCTTCAACTTCCTGCTGTGTGACCATGTCCTTGCGTACTTCCTGTCCGGCCTGTCGCTCTTCTGCTTCCGGAGATACTTTGCCAGCGCTTCCAGCCCCTCTTCATTCGGCTGCAGCCTGTCGGCGTTCGCCGTTCCGTGCCCCCACATTTTTTCCAGCTCGTCCCGATCAATCCCGCCATTCATCACCACATGAATGTGTGGCCGCTTGCCACTGTACCCTGCCGACGGCATCTCATCCCCGCCGATGGCGTAGATGTATTTCAGATCCGGCAGCCCCTCTTTTTTTCTCCTTCGCCTGATCTTGGCAAAAAAATTGTTCAGGTCCTTCCTGATCTGCCCCTCCGCCGGCGGCTCTCCCACGTAGGTCAGCCCGATGTGGATGTCCTTTTCCGTGAAGTTGGCCTCCAGCAGCATGATCAGCCGTCGCTCTGATCTCCTGTTGTTCAGGTTCTCCTGGGCCGTGCGGGTGATGTTCGCCTTTGCCTTCCGCAGCCGGTCCCGGTCGTTCCGTCCGAACACTGGGAAGACCTCCACTTCCAGACGTGATCCGGCTACGGTCTTCCGCTGCCTGTATCCCATCTGCCCCACCCGCACATCCGGAGGCTGATCCCGCCAGTATTCCGACCCGGTCAGAAGGGAATACTCTTCCGGATTCACTTCCCGGCCGAACAGGGCCTCAAACTCGAACACGTTCCCGCCTCCTTTCTGCAGATCACTACGGGGTCAGGGGCACCGGATCGCCATCAGCTGATCCGGTACCAGGCTGCCGAAGGCGGCCCGGTTCCCCCGACACCCCCTCCGCCCTGATCATCATCATTATCGTCTGCTTGCCGATTCCCAGACTTTTGGAAAATGCGTGTTAAGATAATACTCAATACAAGCCTGCCAAGCGGGATCCCGTCCCCGCATTTGGAGCCCCGCCCCTGGGACCATAATAATGGAGATTAAGTGGTGGGCCTGGCCGGACTCGAACCGGCCCCGATTCTTGGCACATCCTCGGGCTGTCCGCAAAGGAGGTTTCCTCCTTCTTTTTTTATTGCTGATTTTGTTGAGTTCGCCCTGGACAGAATCGACAGCCTTGCGGCCCATGTGCCGCGGATCCTCCGCGGCGTTACTTCGCTTTTCGCTCCTTATGTGAATTAGTCCCACTTCACTGCCTGTCCACATCTTGAACAATATTTGTCGACACATCTGAAAAGTGGAGAATAACACTTTCCGCATCGATAAAGACCAAACTCATCCTCTGGAGGAACTGGCTTTACTGCTTCCTGCTCTTTCAGCAGGGCAAGGATGTCACGCAACGTTGGCAAGTCGACTGTTCTGTAGCATTGATTTACTGACTCACAAACGCTGATTTCCTCTTCGATAAGTCTGATAACATTATTCCTGTCAGGCATCCCACTTCACCGCCTGTCTTTGTTCGTCCGTTGGCTTAGAAGACCAGCACCGCCATTTCTTGCCATAGCTGTCATCGCCGTGCTGTATCCGCATTGAACTAACACAAGGCCATGTAATACAGGTCAACGCATATTCTCCGCAAACAGCCCTGTATACTTTTCCCGGCAAGCGTTCTTCTTCCAAATAGCAATAATCCCAGTCAAAAGCTTTGACCTCATCCAGCGTCATCAATCGCGCTTCCTGCTCTTTCAGCAGGGCTTTGGCTTTCTTCCATTGCTCATGATACTTAATGGCTCGTTGTTTATCTTCCTCGTCCCAGCCATATTCTTTCATCGTGTCAGAAAAATGCCATCCGTCATCATTTTCGTCCTCATCTTCTGGAACGCCGAAAACAATCGTATGTATCCATGCGCTCCTCCTGTCCGCCTGATCCCAACACTTCACATCAAAAGCAATAGTACACTCTATGTTCTCTAATGCATTCCTTGTTATTTCCTGTTTCCCAAGATCTGGATAAACCAATATCCCATCAGTGTTGTATGGATTGCTCATCCGTATTCCTCCTAATTAAAGTTTTTACCCGTTTTCTATTGGTTCTCCATCAGCGCAGAAAAATGTTTGTTCCCGTGGCAATCCGCCCGGCAAGATAGCACACTTCCCCGTACCTGTCGTGCCCTTCCAGGTGCACCCTTGTTCCGACCGGCAGTTCTCGGACTTCTTTGGCCGTCAGTTCCTTCTTGACCTTATCTGCCCACCACATCAACCTGGCCCCTTTCAATTCTTTCCAGGAACTCCCGCAGTAGCCAGATCACCACGTCCATCTCATCTTCCGTCAAATAGAACAGCAGCTCCTGCTTTTTTCCCCGCTGCACGCGATTCAGCAGCCGCTCACACTTCCCTTTTTTGATCTTCAGTGCTCGCTCCGTCATTCTCTCCGCCACCTTTCATCTTATTTCCTGACCGCGTAGGAGCAGAACCCCTCCGCCTCGCTGTGATCGCCTCTGAGCACGCACCGGTTCTCCCCCAGATCGTCCTTCCTCCGCCAGAACACGCACTCCTCGCAGTGCACCAGCGAAGGCTCCACGGTCGGAGCCTCCCGAATCTCGTTCAGTATCGCCCAGGCCTTGAACCCGGCCTCGTTCCCGATAATCTCCTGTGCCCGCCGGATCATGGCTTCCTTGTCGATCAGCCCCAGATTCAGCCCGAAGCCCTTCTTGCCCGGCGCAGATCCCGGCGCAGCTTCCTTCTCCGCCAGCACTTCCAGCGCATCCTTGGCCAGCACATCGCTGCACTTGTCCTCCTGACAGTATGGACACCCGATGCACGGGTCGGCCCCGTCGCTGGCGTGATGCATCAGCCCTTCCAGCACCTTGTTCCGGTCCGCCATCTCAGCCCACCTCCTGCGCCTTCTTCTCCCTGGCCTGCTGCACCTTCTCCTCCGCCACAAAGACGACCCTGTACCCCATAGCCCCTGCCAGCTTCATCAGCGTCGTGATCCTCATTTCGCTGCATCCGTTCACGATCCGGTTCACCTGGCCCAGCCCAACATCTGCCCTTTCGGACAGCTCCGCCTGCGTGATCTTCTTTTCCTTCATGATTTTCCGCAGCCAGCGCCGCACCCGCTCCGCCTCCGGAGGCAGCGGCGACTTCCGCTTGTGCTGCGCCCATCGTCCAGGCCATTCTCTCGTCTCTTCCATCTATCTGTATCCTTTCGGTCTTTTTCGTTCTCTTGGCCTCCGGAACTTCCCGCCGACGGGACACGTGGCGAAGTGGCTCTCGTGCACCTCCGCAAAGGCCCCCGCCGGATCATCATCCGCGTCCCCGGCCTTCATCCCGAACGCGAATGACCCGTCCGTCCGCACGAAGGTATTGTGCCCCATGTCCGTCCGGATCCACACCGGCTCCGCGTCGATCGGCATCCGCGCCCCCGCGCTCGTTCGTACCCAGAGCACCTCCGCCCCGCATCCCTGGCAGATTCCGCGCCTCATTCCGCGCCCCACAGCTGCAGCACCGCGCCGATCTCCGCCTTCAGCTGTCTCAGCTCCTTCGGCGTCCAGTAAGCCTTCTCCAGTTTCATTCCGATCTCTTTGCCGTCCTCGTTCATACTCCACCACCCAAACTTCCCGTGGACTTTAAAGACTTTCAGGACGATCTCTTCTTCCTGCTCCTGTGTCTGCTCCCTGTTTTCCACTTTGGTCTCCTCCTTCGGTTCATCCTCTTTCGGTTTTTCTTCCGTCCACGGCACCGTTTCCGAAATCTCCGCCAGCGCAGCCGCCGGCGCATCCGGAACCCCCGGCCCATCCGTCCCGGCAGGTGCATCTGCCGCGGTCTCCTCCGGATCCTCCGCCACCGTCTCCGCCTTCTGCACGTCTTCCTCCAGCCGCAGCAGCAGTCCCAGGTCATTCTGCTGTGCCCATTCTCTTAGCGTCTGCATTTTTCCCCGCACGTTCACGTACCCGGCACTTTTCAGTGTCTTCTCCTCGCTGATCCCCTTCCTCCTGTTCGCCAGGATCATCCCGATCAGCTCCCGGTGTCCGACCTTCGGCTGTTTTCCGCGTCCCTCCTGTACCTCTGCCATCTGTGTCTCCTCCTTCTTCGGTTTCGCTTTTCCGTCTGTCATCTGGTCAGGTCTTCTTCGCATATCGTACCGCTGAAAATTCGCCCATGTGGCGGCAGGCGAGATATAATGCTCGCTCGCCAGATAAGCCAGCATATCCCCGCCTTCCTTCTCGATCCGCCTGCAGTTTTTGATGATTTCCCGGATCTCCGTATCCGTCCGCTTGCCCATGGGCCCTCCCTCACAGCGTCAGCCGCTCATGTCTCCCGGCCCGCTCGTTCTCCATGATTTCCTTCTGCCAGTCCGCCAGCCGCTCATGCCTCTCTCGGTGCCGGCTTCTCAGACATTCTTCTGCGCTCCTTCGATGGCTCGATACTGCTTCCGCAGCCATTCCCCGCACTGGTCCCACCGTTCCCAGCTGACCTCCTCGCCGCTCCTGGGTGTCAGCCCGCTGATGTTCTTGCTGATTGCCCGCTTGTTCGCTTCGCTCATGATGAGCAGCTGCTGAATTATTTCCCGCTCCGTCATCTTTGCCTTCGGAGCCCACGCCTGATTCATCATTTTCCTGTCCTCCTATCCGCATTCTGATTTCTGCCCGGTCCCGTTCGCCCTGGACCGCGAATATCTGCTTATCAATCTCGATCGTCAGCCACGTCATCCGCTGCACGATCCACCGCATCACCGGCCGCCGGGATCCCTCCGACCGCCGAATCTCCTCCTCCGCCTGCTGCCGGATCCGCTTCAGCTGGCTGATGTCCCTCTCCAGCTTGTCCGCCTCGCTGATCTGCATCTGCTCCGCCTCCTCATCCCTGCACAGGCCGGGCCTTCGCCTTCTGCAGCACCGGCCACTGCTCGATCAGGGTCAGCGCCTCCGCCTCGCTCCGGAAATACATCGCCTTCGTCTCGTCCATCGTCCACGTCGCCACCGCGCACAGCCCCGGTGCCGTCTCCTCCGGCAGCACCTCGCTCCGCCGGCTCGCTTTTTTCTTCTTCTGGATCTGCAGACTGCCCACCGGGTCTTCCGCCCAGCTGGTCTTCCGCTCCTTTCGGATCATCCGCAGATAGCACTCTTCCTTCGTCCGCCCGTTTCGGATCAGCCATTCTTGACCGTTTTCACTTTTTCCCGTATAATTATCCATGGGTTTTAAATCTCCACCTTCCGACCGTTCGGCGTTCCAGCGCCGGCCGGTCTTTTTCTTTTGTCTCTCATTTCAGCATCCCCGCAGCCCAGGCCATCAGCACAATCCCGACGATCGGCGTCAGCGCCACGATCAGCCAGTACAGATCCCTCTGCGCCACCTCCGCCATCGTCATCTCCACCCAGTACACCTTCCCGGTCTGGCCCTTAAACTTCCGATAAGGTACTCCGTCCCGCCACTTCATCCCGGCATCACTCCTTCCTTTCTGCATTCCTTCAAATACTGCCCAAACGCGGCCGCCAGATTCTGGCGGATGTCTCCCACCATCATCGTCCTGTCTGCTCCCGTCCGCTGCAGATCCTCCGCCTCCGCGTACAGCGGCACGCTTTCGAGGAATTCCCCCGTCACGGGATCCCGCATGGCCGTCACGCCGACCTGGATATATCTGCTCATCCCTGATCCTCTCCGTTCACGATCTCGTCGATGGAGATCTGCTCCCCGTGCGGCATGATCCGGAACCCGTCCGGGCTCACGATGCACTTGATGCCGCAAGGGTCGATCTTCTCTTCCCACTTCATCGGCACGCACATTGACACCTTGCTCTCGATGATCAGATCGTCCTGCTGCACCATGCCCTTTCCGGTGATCGGCATCGGCGCGTCTCCGACAATCTCGATGTTGATCTTCACGCCCACGCTGCCTTCCTTCATGCCGGTCATGTGCATCTTTGCCATGCACCCCCGCAGCGCCGCGTTGATCTGCTCCCGAAGATCCCAGAACAGTGTTCCGTTAATGCTCAGCTCTTCCGGTCTCATTCCCTTCGCCTCCTTTCCCCTTCGCCGCGTCCACCAGCATCTTCACGTCACTCAGGATGTCGATGGCCCCTTTCATGGCCTTCACATCCTCGCTGTCCACGAATACCAGCTCCATCGTCTTTCCGCTGTCCTCAATCGCGTCTTATGCCAGGCTGGCCAGGATTCCCAGCCTCTGGATGATCGTCTGCAGATCCATCTTCCTGTCTCCTTTCGATTCGCACCCCGTAGATCACGGGAAATCCCGTCCGATCCGTCTCCGCCGCCTCGATTTTCCACGTCAGGCTGCAAGGCCCGCCCCGGATCTTGCAGCCGCGCTTTCTGCATCCGGTGTTCTTTTCCGGATCGCAGACATACAAAATGGTCGAGCTCATCTCAGGCGCCCTTCTCGTCAGTCCATTTAATGGACACATGGGGATAAAAAATCCGCATAAAGTCCCGTGCGTTATCAATGTGCAGAGCTTTAGCGCAATCTTCGGTTTCCTGAGCTGTCATCACCTGTTTCCCTGCGGCGATATAGCTGGCCTTTCTGTTGCTCCATCCTATTGCTGATGCAAATTTGCACACGGTCCCGTATTCCTCGATGACCTTGCCGCGGAGCGCCTTTGTGTCCCTTCTCATGCTTATTCTCCTTTCAAAATCGTTAGTCCATTTAATGGACATTTTAATGCTACCACCTCTTTTTTTACTTGTCAACCATTAAATGGACTTTTTTTACTTTTGGTGGTTGATTTTTGGACTAATATCCATATAATGGATTTTGCAGGAGGTGTTATATGAAAAACGGTTTGAAGGTTTCTACATTCAGAGAGCGAATCACGGAGTTGGTTGAGTCCAGCGAAAAATCCCAGTCTGATATCGCCATGGATTTCGGTATATCCAAGCAAACTCTCAGCGCTTGGATCACCGGGCAGAACAGTCCCCGGACGCCTACCGTTGCCGCTCTGGCTGCTTACTTTGGTGTTACTATCCCCTGGCTTAACGGTTTCGATGTGGCGAAATATGACGATAGCCTCCCGGTTATGAAGGAAAAAGTTCTCCCAGATCCTGCCCTTTCTCCGGAAGAGCGCCAGATCATATTCGCCTATCGTTCTGCGGACAAAGCGATTAAATCCGCGATAAAGAAACTGCTTGATATCCCGACCGATAATCAATAACGACAGAAAGGAAGAAGAAAATGGAACAGTTGAATATGTTTGGCGATCAGATCCGGTTTCCGCGAGATTATGACGACCTCCTGCAGCTTTTTTATAAATATATCTATGAAGATGAAAAGGACGACGATGTATTCACCTGGAACGATGTTCAGGGTGGGCGCAGTTATTTTTTCTACGGTAAAAAATGTATGGAGTTCTCACCTGCTTCGAAAAAACCGACCTTAAAAGTGATTGATAGAGATAATAGCAATAAGTTTTCAAAATTTACGGCTGATAGTTCCCCCCAATCGCTGGAGAACGCGTTCGCTGAATTAAAAGAGCGCAAAAGGCATATCTTTCGGAATTTAATCGAAGAAACCTTCGGCTGTTGCAATGATTATCGAGAGTGTTCCGCTGTTGATCATTGCATACATCCGGAAGACCGATTTTACAACGGCTGCATCTACCGGACTAATTTGGAGGCCGGAAGAAACTTCTATAAGGAAGCTTCAAAATCTACCGCGGATGACAATTTCACAAATATTATAGGCCTCGACTTTGAAACAGCCAATGCCAGCCGGTCCTCCGCCTGTGCTGTCGCCGCCGTGAAAATAAACCTGTACGGCGAAGAGATTGACAGCTACGATACTTTAATCAACCCGGATGAGCCCTTCGACATCTTTAATGTGATGATTCATGGTATTACCCCTTCTATGGTTGAAGGCTCTCCGCGCATATCAGAAGCTATGAAAAACGTTTTTAATCTGATAGACGAAGGGTCCATCGTTGTCTGCCACAATGCAGCTTTCGATATGTCCGTGCTCAGAAACTCTTTGTCAAAAGAGCCGATCCCTATCCCGGATTTCTATTTCACCTGCACATACCGCCTCGCTTCCAGAGTCCTCCCTAAAAATGTATCTTATACCCTTCCTGATGTCGCAGATCAGCTTTCAGTTTCCGGCTTGAATCATCACGATGCAAAAAGTGACGCCGCCACGTGCGCGAAGATTCTGCTACGCTTAATCGAAAAATTTGACAATAGCATTAGCAAGCTTCACATCACCGCTAACCTGAAATATGGCCATTTTATTAACGGTGAATATGACGGCATACACAAGTCCGTGAAAGAGTCAGATTCTAACACGTCCAGAAACAGCAGTTATCACCATGAATATACCGTAAACCCGGACAGCCCATTTTACAAGAAGTACGTTTCCTTCACAGGTAAACTTGAGTCCATGACAAGAGGCGAAGCGATCGATATTATCAACTCCATAGGCGGCTTCGGCTGCGATTCCTTCACTAAAAAGACGGATTTCCTGATAACAGGATATCAGAATCCCGGAGTTCTCGCCGGTAAAGAAAAATCGAGCAAGCGCATCGCCGCTGAAAAAATGCTTGCGTCTGGAAAATCGATCGAGATAATACCGGAAGAAGATTTTTTGAAAATGCTTTAATTGGAGATGAACATGAAAAAACAATCCTCCGCCAGAAATGCTTCGCAGCCTCTGAACGCGGTCATCTATGCCCGCTACAGCTCCCACTCCCAGACGGAGCAGTCCATCGAAGGCCAGCTCCACGACGGCTATGCATACGCTGAGCGCTGCGGATATCGCGTGATCGGCGAATACATCGACCGGGCTCTGACCGGCACAAAGGACGACCGGCCCGACTTCCAGCGCATGATTGCGGATGCTGAGAAACACCAGTTCCAGATCGTGATCGTCTGGAAGCTCGACCGCTTCGCCCGCAACCGCTATGATTCCGCTATCTATAAACGGCAGCTGAAAAAGCATGGTGTCCGCGTCGTCTCCGTGATGGAAAATATCAATGACTCACCGGAAGGAATCATCTTGGAAGGCTTGCTGGAAGCGATGGCGGAATACTACTCCGCAAACCTTGCCGAAAACATCAAGCGCGGTCAGGCCGAATCCGTCAAAAAAGGCTGGTATGTCGGCGGCCCCGTCCCCCTGGGCTATCAGGTCATCGATCACCGCCTTGTCCGGGACGATCGAACCGCCCCGCTGGTGGTCGAGCTCTACCAGCGCTACGCCGCCGGCGAATCCCTCGCCGATGTCGCGGCCTCCTTCAACGCCCGCGGCTACCGCACGTCCCGCGGACGCCTTTTCACCTGTAATTCATTCCATTCGATGATTCCCAACTCAACCTATATCGGCGATTATACCTTCTCCGGCCAGATCATCCCCGGCGTTTCTGATCCTCTCATCGATCCGGATCTGTACGACCGCGCCGTCCGCCGCCGTGACCGTATGCGCCGCGCCCCGGCATCCGGCCGCGGCCCGGTTTCCTTCCTTCTGCAGGGCAAACTCTTCTGCGGCCTCTGTGGCGCTCCCATGTTCGGAGACTGCGGCACCGCCCGCAGCGGCGAGCGCAAATACTATTATTCCTGCTCTGCAAAACGCCACAAGCGCACCGGATGCCGGAAAAAGGCGGAAAAGCAGGATTTCCTGGAGTGGTACGTCTGCGAACAGACCGTGAAGTATATCCTGGATCCTGCCCGCCTCGATCAGATAGCCTCCACCGTGACGGATCTGTATAACTCAGAAATCGATGATGACCGGGAAAAGGATCTGCTCCGCGCCATCCAGCGCCTCAAGGACGAAATGAACACCCTGATAGACAAGCTCATCATCGTCCCGAAGGAAGCCGCCGGCCCGATCGGCGAGCGCATGAAGCAGGTGGAGCTGCAGCGCCTCGACCTCGAAGCGGACCTGACCAAGCTCCGCCTGCAGCAGAAAGTCAAAATAGAAAAAAGCCAGGTCTCCGCCTGGCTCCGCACGTTCTCCCATGGTGATCTGTTCGACGCAGCCTTCCGCGCTTCCCTGATCGACACCTTTATAAACTCTATCTACCTCTGGAACGAAAAAATCGTGATCTTCTACAACATCAGCGGCGCACAGGAAACGATCGGCCTCGACGAAATCAGCGCCCTGGATGAAATGAAAGAAGCCGGTCAAGACGGTTCGTCTTTGACCGGCAATGGTGGAGCATTCCCCACCAAAGTCGAACCGAACCACGCCTTTGTCTTCCTTCGCGGCCAGCTCGGCCTTGTCATCTTCCGGGAATAAACGGTTTGTTGCTTCTCTTTTCAGATCACTTCAAGCATGATCCGTCTTTCTTTTTTTCCATCGAACCATTTCAGGCATGGTTTGTCCCCGAAATTCGTCAGCACTTCGCTGAGCAGATATGTATTTCCCTCGATGTCTACCAGTTTCTCCCCCATGGCGTTTTCGCTGATCTCTACCTCATCCGGGATATACACTCTGATTTCATCATAGGCATCAGATGCCGGGATATCCACCGAAAACACCGGCTTCTTCTCATGTGCCAGAACTCCGTAGCTCTCATAAATCTTCATTGTCTTTCCCTCCATATCTTTTCTGATCAGTTCTTTTATGTACCCCTGCTTGTTTGTCTGTCTTTCCAGCCAGGATAGCAGATCCGCGTCCTTCGATTTATTCAGCGACATCCTAACCTGCTGCAGATTCTCCTTTGCGTATTGCATATCATATACCGCTTTGTCCTTCTTTTCCATGCCCTTAACCCTTTCTCCTTCTGCAGATGACGTACACTCCCATTCCAACTGCGGCAACGCCCTCTGCCAGCAGGATCCACGCCGTTACCCTTCCCTGGCCCGTCGCAAAGTGGGCCGCCATCGTCACTACAACCGCCGAAATAATAACCATCAGCTTCCTTGACATTTTCCCCGGCTTTGAGTATCATTTTCCTGAAGAGGTTGGCGGGGCTTTCGCCCCGCCGTTTGGATCACTCCTTCAGCAGAACCGCTATCGCGGTGATCAGAGCACCAAGGCCGCTAAGCAGGGCTCCGATCCCGGTCAGGATTTCCGCTGAGGCTTTCCGCCTCTTCTTTTTCTTACTCAAGCCGTTCACCTCCTTTCGATGGTTAAATTATAATACTTTGTACATAGTTTGTCAAGCGTTTTTTTATTTTTTTGATAAAAATAATACGGCCCGGAGCATCTGCCCCGGGCCGTTTCTTATTCCTGATTCTGTTCTTCCGCCTGCACGGCCGCATTCACCAGCGCCGCGTCATAGGTGTCTGTATCATCTTCCCAGTCATAATCAGGTGGTTTCTTTTCATCCTTGTTATACTGAGCCGTGCTGATTCCCAGCAGCGCGCCCAGCAGGGTGCACACAGCAGCTGCAGTCTTCGCGACCTGATCTGCATAAGGCCATCCCCAGATCCCGGAGAGTGCCACATAACAGGTCGCCAGCGCAGGCAACACGATCACGACCACCCACTTCAAGATGTCATAAACCCGATCCGAAATCTTCATTCCTCAGTCCCTCCTGTTCATCGGCAGTTCTTTCATTTGCATGTAAGCATCTTTCACGGTTCCGTTTCCGCCCAGTGCTGCATAGGCCTCATACATCGCCGAAATTGTGTCTCTCATCGTCGTCCCGCAGTATCCATCCTCAGAAACCCGCTTGCAGTCCTCCAGGATCTGCCGGCGCAGCAGGCTCTGCATCCCGGCCTTGATCGCTTCTGTTTCCTTTGCCTGCTGCAGCTCAAGCGCTTCTCTGGCTGCCCGCTCAGCCTTGACCTTGCTGGACAGGTGCTTCACCGCCCAGCCTAACCCTGCAATGATGAGGCCGAAGACCCACTCGACCCAATACTTGATAATCCATTCTGGCATTTCCATCACCCCCTCCCCATCAGCTCAGCAGCGCCTTCAGCGTCTCCATGATCTCCATCAGCTTCGCCCTCGGCACGGTCACGGTGTCTCCGCCACCTCCATCCTGCCCCGGCACGATCAGAAACTCCGTTTTCACGTATCCGGCCTTCCCGGCCCAGTGCACCCACGTCCATTCATCTCCCGTGATCTCCGCCTGCACCGTCTCCCCCTGCGGGATCTCCGCCACCCTGGCCGCTTTGGAGTTCTTCGCCGCCCTCATGTTGATGGGCGAATTGTTCGCCGCGCAGAAAGTGACCCTCTCCTGCATTTCCGCCATCTTTTTCTCCTTTTCCCCGATGTCGATGTCATACGCCAGCGCATCCCACAGCCCGACCCTGTTCCAGCCGCCATTGATCGTCCGGCCTTTGAATGAGCTCTCGCACACGCCGCCCTGGCTCTTGCTGCTGTGCCATGCTCCCTTCCCGGTCCCGGTGTATATGCCGATGTGGCTGGCGTTCCCGATGCCGTCCGACCGGTACTTTTCCGGCTCCTTCCCGTCCTTCGCTAAGATAAACAAGAAGGCCCCCGTCGGGATCCTGCCGAAGCTCGCCTTGCACTCCTCCGGCGTCCCGGTCCATGTCATCGCCCGAAACCACGCATTACTTCCCGCCAGATCCTCCCGGATCCCGATGTCCCGCAGGCACCGCTCCACGAACTTCTGGCAGTCCATCTCGTCATAGCTCCGCCCCTCGTAGGCCCGCACCGCCCACGCCAGATCCGCCGCTTCCGGTTTCATTTGTCATCCTCCCCGTCCCGGCTGGCCACCATCAGCGCAGCGATGCCGAACCCGCAAAAGACACCGATTCCCGCTCCAACCAAAAACACCAGAATAGTGCTCATCTGATCACCTCCCGCGCTCGATCTGATAGAAAAATGCTCAAATTTCAGAAATAATGCTCATTCTAAGCAAAGCAAAAGCCGCCCAGGAACACTCCCGGGCGGCCTTTTCTTATTCCGGCAGGTCCTGCGGCTTGCCGTTGCTCAGCACGATCTTCTGTCCCGGTTCCAGTCCGCAGCACTTCGCCGCAAAGGTGCCCACGTCGATGGGATAGCGGCCCCGCGCAGGGTTGCAGATCACAACATCGCCCTTTTCGTCCACTCCGCAGTAGACAACGAAGTGGTTGTACATCCACCAGACGATCCCCGGCCGGTCCTGTTTCAGCAGATCCTGCAGCGTCTCTCCCCAGTGCCAGGCATCCGCCATCCCGTGGGCCTTGGCCACCTTCACCAGTTTGGCCATGCTGGCCCCGCTCATGCGGGTTTCGCACTCCTCCCGCAGCTCTTCCAGGCTGGCCTCGATCCCGTAATAGTCCAGCAGCATCTTCAGGCACGCCGGACCGCAGTCAAAAGCCCTGTCCGTCGTGAACGGTGTTACATCAAAAACCATCTTTTCTCCTCCTTACCGCAGCGGGTCAACCTTCGCCACATTGATCGGCATATCAAAGCTGTCGCGCTTCTGCCGGGCCAGCGCCTGCCCCTCGGCATCCAGAGGCAGCGCCGTAGCCTCCGCGATCTCCCGCGCCTTCATCTCCTGAATATTCCGCATGGTCTCGATGTCCATCAGTATCCACCTCCCACAAACACGACATCGGCATCGCCGTCATCGAAATAATATCCGCCGCCATGGTTCAGCAGCTCTTCCAGCCGCATCTGCTCTTCAGACTTGTCCAGCACATACCAGACGTCCTCGGTGGTCCACTCGTCCACCTGCCTCACGCCCCGGCTCAGATACTGGGTCTGCCGGTTGTACTCGATCTCCTTCGTTTCGTGGTAGATATGCTTCGTCCAGCCAAGCCGGATCCGCTCCGCCGGATGCTCATCAAACCACGCTTTCAGGCCGAACACCATATGCCCCGTGATCTTCCCGTCCAGATCGTTCCCCGGGCAGTGTTTGATTTTGCCGTCTTCATCCATCTTCTGATAGGTCCAGTTTTCCTTAACCGCCATTTCTTCTCACCTCCGTCAGCTCGGAATATTCGTGTGTACGTTGGCCAGCATCCACATCTTGACGCCATCGATCTCGGTGTAGTGCAGATCCACGACATTAAAGCCAGCCGTCACCGCAGCGCTGGCACCTGCGGCCGCCGCCTTCATGTCGCTGCCCTCCGGCGGCACCATGGTGATGCTGTGGCTTCCGCTGTGGCGCAGGTGCATTTCAAACCAACATCCGTGTCCGTCGTCCGCGACTTCCGGCACGTTGATTTCCATCGGGCAGTCGATCACCGCGTTCAGCTTGTAAGTGACGTTCCGCACCAGTCCCGCGATCACAATCTTGCTGTGATTGTAGTAAGTGTTCTCCGGCACCGCTTCCCCGGCCGTCACCTCCGCCAGCACGTATTCTCCACCGTTCTGGGTGTAGTAGGCCTTGCCCTCCGCAAAGGTGGTGTCCGCCGTCAGCGCGTATTCCCACGTTGCATACTTGGCCAGGTCGTAGATATAAAACGTGCAGAGATAGTCCAGGTTCCGGATCGCGAGATCCGTCGCTTTGAAAAGATAGCTCTCTTCGCTGCTTCCCCAGTCGATCGTCACCTTGTGGCTCATCGCGGCCGCCTCGAACTCCACCGCGATGTCCACGAAATCGTCGCCCACGTCCGCGGAATATCCGGTCGCGCCCTCCACCGTGGTCTCCGCCGTCACGGTCACCCCGGCCGGCGCCATGATCCGGCTGAAGGCGTACCAGCCCGGCTCCGTCAGGTTATAGTCGCTGTAGTGCACCAGCTCTTCCTCGCTGATGTATGGCGGAATCCCGATCACCTCGACGATCAGCCCGTCCGCCGTGTCGGTCTGGTTCATGCCCAGGATCCGCCCGTCCTCCATGGCCAGCACCATGCTCAATCCCTTGAGCGCCTCCGCGATCCGCCGGCCGGTGCCGTCCAGCATCACGGACTTCGTGTCCCTCACCTTTGCCATCCGTTTCCATCCTCCTTTATGTTGATCCTTCCTGGATCACGTTGTTTATGTGGCCGGCCTCCGCAGCCGCACATCCACCAGCCCCTGATCATTGGCCCGCACGGTCGCCACGGCCGTGTAGCCCTCCCACTCGAACACCCCGCCGGGATAGTGATAGATCACCTTCGCCGTTTTGGCCCTGTCGCTGCAGATCTCCATGGCCTGCTGCAGGGTGGTTCGTGGATCCTCAAAAAAGATCCACAGATCCCGTCCTCCGCACCCGGCCTCGGCGTTCAGCTCCGTGCCGTCCGCCAGCTCGACATAAAAATCAGGCTTCTGCTTCGCCATCTTCCGGCCCCTC